GCGCGCCCTGCCACAGGCGTTCGTCGAACGACGTGGTCTTGCCCTCGCGATGCGCCCGCGTTTCGTAGATCGCGTCCGCCACCCGCATGGCCTGCTGCAGGTAGGGCGTCGCCTCGCCGAGCGAGCGGCCGACGATGGCCTCGGCGGCGATCCGCGCCTTGCCGGCCTCGGGCGCCACGCGCTTGTGGCCCGGCTTGGCGAACAGCGCCAGGCCTTCCGCCGCATCGTTGACGGCGGGCGTCGGGCCCGTCTTGATGGCCAGATCGGCGAGCAGGGCGCCGCCCGGCGATTCTTTCCCCATTTCGCGCAGCACGGCTTCCGCCCGGTCGCCGAAGGCGCGGCGCACGGCGCTGATCGTGGCGAGCCCCCGCTCGCCGCCCTGCTCGAAGCTCTTGGCCAGGGCCCGCTTCTCGCCGGGCTCCAGGTATTGCGGCCGCGCAAGACCGTGCCGGCGCGCGACTTCGTCGGCCTGCGCCACGCGCGTCGAGCCCCAGGCCTCGACGGCCCCGGGCTGGGTCATGTCGACCGTGCCGAGCGGCACGATCTCGGCCATGCCGACCCGCCCCTCCCAGGCCAGCGGATTGCGCTGGATTTCGCCTTGAGCTTTGGCGAGCATCGCTTCGGCGGCTTTCAGGTGGCGGCCCGTCCGCCCCTTGTCGCCGAGGCTCGCCGGATCGGCGGCCAGCCGCTGGCGGAGGCCATCCACCGCCTGCTCCATCGCCGGGACCGGCAGCGTCTTGAACTGCTGCATGAAGTGCAGCGCGTCGACGCCATCGTCCAGCGCCTCGACCAGGGCCGGATCGTTGGCCGTCGCCACGCGCGATTGCAGCGAGGCGATTTCGTCGGGCCGCACCGGCTCGCCATCGGACGCACGTCGGCCCACTTCCTTGACCATCTGGCCGAGGACACCGTTGGCCTGCCGCGCGCGGCTGTCCTCCGTGCGGAGCTTTGTCTCCAGCCGCCCGCGCACCTGCTGGAACGACTTGAAATCGAAGTCGGCGGCGACGCCCCGGCCGGCCTTGTAGTCGTCCTCGAACCGCTCGATCAGCCTGGCGCGCGCCTCCCGCGAGGACAGCCGGTCGAACGCCGCTTCGATCTGGGCGTGGGCCACGATTTCCTTCGCGTCGGCGAGAAACTTGACTTGCTGCTGCGGCGCCACCAGCGGCTTGCCGTCCAGTCCCGTCCGCGCCAGGGCCACCTGCAGCTGGGCGATATTCGCCGCCGAGGCCTGCACGGCGCTGTCGTCCAGGCCGCCGGCATAGGCCATCTGCTGCGTCGACCGCAGCGTCCGGTCCAGCTCCGCCTGCAGCGCCGCGCGCTGTTCGGTGTTCTGCTGGTCCAGCAGCGCGCGCGTCGCCTGCCGGAACGCCGCTCGCCCGCCGCTCGCGAACATGTTCTGGATCTGCGGCCGCAGCTCCTGCGGCGACGACGCTTCCCAGGCGCGCTGCTTCGCCGCCAGCGCCTTGGCGATCGCCTGCGGATTTGTCTTGTTGGCCTCGGCGACGGTCTGGATCTCGTCCTGCACCGCCGTCGAGATGCGCGATTTGGCCGTCGCCAGCCCCGCCTGGTCGAAGGCCTCCCCCCGAATCGTGCCGTCCTGCTGCGTCCGGAACTCGGGGTCCATCCCCGCCAGGTGGCCGGCGCGCTTGCCCTCGACGCCGGCGGCATGATCGGCGAGCAGGCCGACCTTCTGTGCCAGCCCCTTGAACTCGGACGCCACCGCGTTGGCGGCACCGCTCCAGCCGTCGTCGGGCAGCCCCGGCAGCATCTGCCCGGTGCGCCCCTCGCGCTCGAGCTCCGGTGCGATCGGCACGATGCTCGGCATCCGTCCCATGCGTGGTCCCCTTCGTGTCCGTCAGCCCCGCCGGGCGATCGAGATGCCCTGCTGCATGCCACCCGCCGCCACGCGGCCCGCGCTTTCCACGAGGCTGGCCCAGCCGCGCGAGCGATACTGCGCGGCCCCCATCTCGTGGCCCGCCGCCGCGATCCGGCCGCCCGCGCGCACCAGCCGGATTTCACTCTCCGCCTCGTTGCGATAGCCCTGCTCGATCGCCGCGCCCGACGACAGGCTGAGGCCCGCCCCGGCGAAGGCGACGCGCGCGGCGCCGGTCTTCTGCACCAGCTCGCGGCGGATGCGCAGCGCCCGCTCCTCGCTTTCGATGCGCGCGCTTTCCGCGTTCAACTCGGCCATGTCGGCCTGCTGGTTCGATTGCCGGTAGGCCATGAACCCGCCGACCAGCGTGCTCGCCGCCGACGCCACCGTCAGCCCCGTCGACAACGCCCCGAGCATCGACGACCCGAGCAGCGACGAGGTGGCGCCGGCGGCCGTGGTGATCGTCGTCCCCGCGGCCCAGGCCGCCGTCGACGTTGCCGCCGCCGCCGTCCCCGACGCCGCCATCGCCGCGAACGCGGTTGCTGCCAGTTCCATATGTCGTCCTCAGTCCCGCATGACCACTTCCTGGCGAACGCTCTTGACATGCACGGGCGCCGGAACGTCCCGCGTCAGCTCGATGAAGGGGTGCTCCGAAAATCCGAGCAGGCCCGTCACGGTGCGATTGCCCGTGAACAGCCGCGCCAGCATCGGCAGGGCCGACGCGCCGCCCGTCCCGGTGCCGAGCGGCCCCGTCGCGGCACCGATGCCGCCGAGCGACTGCAGGGCCACCGGGACCGGGGTGCCGCCGTTCGAGGCCACGCTCACCGCGCCCGTTGCCTTCAGCGCCAGCTCCACCTCGTAGATCCGCGCCGGCGGGCGGAACGGAATATCCCGCGCCATCTTGTCCCGCAGCGGCTGCAGCCGCGCCCGCCACGGCGGCGCCAGGCCGTAGACCACCGTGTCGGCCGGACGGCCGAGGTCGAAGGTGCCCTCGACCGCGACCGTGAACGGCCCGAGCAGCTCCCCGTCGGCGTAGGCCCAGACGTCGCTGCGACCGGTCAGCGGGAAGGCGTTCGTCACCAGGCTCTCGCCGTCGAGGGCCAGCGTCGTCGCGTGGTCCAGCGGCATCGACTTCTCCCAGCGGACCAGCCAGTGGTCGCCGGCGAACTCGACCACGGCGTAGGCCGTGTGGCCGGCATCCGACATGAACGCCTTGAACGCGCCGCCGCCGGCATAGAGCCACGGCGCGCCGGCCACCACGTTCTGGCCGCGCAGCAACGTCAGGCAGGCCCCGGTGCCGTCCTCGTTGGCCATGAAAATCAGGTTGCCCTCGGTCACCGAGCGGGCCGAGCGGTGCGCCACGTCGACGACCGCCGACATGATCTGCGGCGACAGCACCATGATCGGGTCGGCGCGGTAGCTCTGCTCGGCGTCGGACCACAGCATGTCGCGCATCGTCTGCCCGCCCTGCTGCACGAACAGGCTGCCGCCATCGGCGAACGTCACCGGCACTGCCCGGCGGATGCCGTGATTGGACACGCGGACGGCGCCCTGCGGCTGGGTCGCGTCCAGCGTGTTGGCCGCGATGTACCACTCGCTGCTTTCCGTGAAGAGCTGCAAGTGCCGCCCGACGAAGGCGCTCGTGATGGTCTCGATGCCATCCACGTCCAGCGTGCGCAGCAGGGCGAGGTCGGCCGTCATCGGGTCGGTGACGTCGAGGAAATTGAACGAGCCCGGCCGCGACAGCATGAACGTCGTCGGCGCCGCGCGCATGCCCGCCACCAGCAGCCGCTCCTGGGCGAAGGTGCCACAGCGCGGCCAGCCCGTCTCGGGCGCGAACAGCTTGCCCGTCGCCAGCACCCCGGCCTGCACGACACGCCCGGCGGGATCGATCGCCGCAGTGGTCAACACCGTCACGTCCGGCCAGGCGCGGCCGCCGTTGTCGTCGGTGAACTGGATGCGCACGGTCGGCACGGCGTCGAGAACGGTGACCGCGAAGTCGCCCGGCTCCAGGCCCGGCAGGCTGCCGAGCGCCGCCGCGATCTGGCCCGGCAGCGTCGCCGCGTCGACATGCACGAACGGCGCCGCGATCAGGTCGCCGAGGCAGACGTGCAGCACGGCGCCGGCTGTCAGGCCCGCCAGCGCCAGCTCCTGGATCTCGTCCTGCGTGCCCGTGAATGCGATCTGCGAGGCGAGGTCCGGCACGTCCTCGTAGGGCAGCACGCCCGCGGTCCACTCGCCCGCCGAGCCCTGCCGCACGATGCGCACCGTCTCGAGCGTCTCGTGAAACAGCAGCATCGTGTCGAAGCCGCCCGCCGCCACCACTTCCAGCACATGGGTCGCGGTCAGCGGCACCGGGATCGACGCGACGTAGCGCTGGCGCTCGTAGACGTCGATATTGCGCTCGGTCAGCACCAGCTGGTAGGTCGTGCCCGCCTGCCGCGCGACCTCGCGCACGTCGATCGGGCCGAGCCGGGCCGTCTCGGCCCACAGCCGCAGGCCGCCGATCGAGAAGGTGCCGACACCGACCGCGCCGACCAGCGTGATCCGCCAGAAGCGGGCCGCGATTCGGGCGCCACCCGGTCCGCCCGGCGCGGTTCCGAATCGCCGCCGGCGTGCCGTCGTGCGGATCTGCTTGCGCGGCGCCGTATCCAGCGGATCGGCGAACAGCTGCCACGCCGCGCCGTCGTAGTATTCGATGCCGAGCGCCGCGTCGGCCGGGCCGAGTTCGGCACTGAAATCCAGCACGTCCACCAGGTCGACGAAGAGCGACGCGCCGAGGTCCAGTTCGGCGACCACGAACGGCGTCGCCGTGACGGCGTTGGTCGTGAACAGCGACGCGGCGTCCTGGTCCACCAGGTGGTCGACGTCGCCGCCGTTGGCCGCCGTCACCATGCCCGCCGTGATGTGCACGGGCACGATCCGCCGCCGCAGCCGCCGCCGTGTTCCGGCCGCCAGCACGTCGGCATCCGAGACCAGCGCGAAGCCGCCGCGATCGGAGAACCCGCCCTGCGGGTGGAACACGCAGTTTTCAGCCTTGGCCAGGCTGTCGTAGAAGTGCTCGAGGTCGTCGCGCTCGGAGAGATCGGGGTCGAGTTCGCCCTTGGAGAACGTCGATTGCAGGCTCGCGCGGCGTCCCATCGGCTCAGAACCTCACGTCGATCAGGGGATTGTAGCCGCCGCCGGCGATCGTCGCGGGCGTGCCTTGCGCATCGGCCTCCATGGCGGCGCCGTAGAGCCCGCCCTGGCCCATCTGCTGCGGTGAGCCGAACGCTTTCTGATACAGCCGGTCGTGCAGCGAGCGGTCCTCGCGGATGGAGAGCGCCAGCTCCGCCATCACCCCCTGGACGAAGGCTTCCCGGACATCACCCGGCCAGCACTCCGGCCCGACGCGGCGCATGTGGACGCACCAGATCTGCGTGGCGTTGGTCAGCAGCAGGCCGCTCTGGATGTCGTACTCGGTGATCGGCTGGCGGATGAACCGATCGGCAAAGATGGCGCGCACCGCGCCGATCAGGTCCGCCGGCAGCTGGTAGGCGTAGGCCCAGTGCGCGGGCGACGGCGGATCGGCCAGCCGGACGAGCTGCACCGTGGTCTTCATGAACGACCACGGATGCGCCGCGAAGCGGTCGAGCAGGCTCTCGTAGATCGCCAGGTGCGCGGGCGCACCGGGATCGGCTTCGCTGATCAGTGGCGCCGAGCCGATCCGCATCAAGGCCCGGTTCAGCATCTCGATGCGGTCCATGCGGATCTCCAGCGTCGGGAGCGCGGTGCGCGTCGACCGCGCACCGCCAGGATCGTCAGGCCGTCTCTTCGATCACGAGCTGCAGGTCGAGGGTCGCCGTCGCGGTCGAGGCGCCACCGACCGTCGCCGTGATCAGCTGCCCCTGCGTGAACGTGTTGGCCGCCGACGGTGTCGCCGTATCGACGTCCCCCGCCGCCGAGCCCGATTGCGTGGCGGTGACGACGCCGCCGGTCACCGGCGTGCCCGCGATCGCCAGCGTGACGGTGGCGTCACCGGTCGCCAGCGCCGCGTTCAGCACCGTGTCGGCGCGCACGATGCGGCCCTTGAACGGCGCCGCAAACCGCGCCACCTCGGCGTCGGACGCTTTCGACGAAACGCCGGCTTTCTGCAGCAGGAACCCGCCCGCGACGCCGGCGCCGGCGGAGGTCTCCCCGATCTCGAGCGTGACGCCCGAAATCGACGACGCCGTCACGATCGCCGCCGCCTTGCGCGGCGTTCCACTCAGCGTCGAGACGAGCTCGAGCGTCGTGCCTTTCGGCAAAGCCGCATAGGCCGCGTCGAAATAGCCGGCCGTCTGCATCTGCGCGAGGGTGTCGGTCGGATGCGAATACTTGGCCGTGCGCGTGTAGGCGGTGTCGCTGCGCGAGGTCAGGCGGTGTTGATCGAAGGCCATGGTGCTCTCCAGTGTGGGCCGGCCAGTCATTGGGCCGGGGATGTTTCAGGCGCGCCCGGTCACGCCAGTCCGATCGGCCGGTGCGGCCCGATCGCGTTACACCACCGCGACGGTGCGCTGGATTTCGTCCTCGATCGGCGCATCGGCGGCGACGCGGAACTCGACGATGCCGTCCGGCTCGACGACGGTCGCGCCACCGTCGAGCGTGTGCATCACGAGCCAGCGCTTGTAGTCGCCCTCGCGCTTCCACTCGTGGCGCATCTGCTCGGGCGCCACGTGCCCGGCACCGACGCACTCGCGATGCCAGATGCGGAAGCGCAACTGGTTCGTCGCCGTGTACTCGTCGGCGTGGATCTGCTCGAACATGAAGCAGTTCAAGCTGCCGTAGGTGCGCATTTTCGTGCGCTTGGTCAGCGGCAGGTCGCCGCCGATCCAGTCGGCGTTCGCGAAAATCTTGAACGTCTCCAGGCGGCCGTACTGCCAGGGCGGGATCGGCGCGTAGATGCCGCCGTCGTTCGGCGTGTACTTCTGCAGCAGCTTGGCCTCGGCCTGCTTCAGCATGTAGGGCGTGAGGCCCGTCGAATAATCGCCGATGATCTGGTCCCCGGGCAACGACGGCGTCATCACGGCCTGGTAGATGATCTGGTCCACCCGCGTGCCGAGCGCGTTCGCCTGCTGCTGCTGGCGTGTCGCTTCCTCCTGCGGGACGCCCATCCATTTGTCGCGGTCATAAAGCTCGTAGGCCACGTCCCACTCCTCGGACGTGATCTCGACCTTGTCGTCGACCGAGCCCTGCCGGTGCACCGCGTGCCCCCGGCCGCCCCACTTGGTGCTTTCCAGTTTGCCCGACCGGAGAAAGTACAGTTTCTCGCCGTCGATGCGCACGGGCGGCATCACCGTGCCCTGCAGCATGTTGCCACGCGACTGGAACCGCAGGCGCACCTGTGTGTCCCATCGCGTCCTGTAGTGCGCGCTCACTTCCATCGTCATGGCGTTTGATCCTCGGCTGGCAATTCATCGCAACAACGCACTCAAC